AAATCTACAGGTTCTATATTAACGGTATCCATCTTGTTTGCTTCAGCAAATGCAATGGCATCACCATTTACATCAAGTTGCGTACTCATGGCGTCTCGCAAATCAACCGCCATTTTTAATGCTTTTTCTTCAAACTTTGTATCTATACCTTCTCCACCGCGCCCCTTTACTCCTTTTGAGTAAAAATCAACATAAGCGTCTATATTTCTTAATGTGGCTTCTCGTCCTAAACCGATCTTTAAAGAGTTAAGTTGCTTCAGATCATTAAGATCTTCTACCATTTTAGCTCCCTTTTCGGGTTCTATGTTTGGCAGTATGCTTGCTACATCTGTTTCTAACTTAATAATTGTTTCTTCAGATAAAGTTTGTGTTGGTAAATTGTCAGTATAAACACTTATTGATGACGATAATTCACTTCTGTAGATTTCTGCAAGATCTTGTAATTTTTGTTCTGCAATAGTTGGACCTTCTAAAAACGTCTGTTGACCGCCAACAGCTTTTAACATCTTTACCTGATCTGCTGGATCAAGCATTTTCATCAATCCATAGACGTATGCAGCTTGAGAAGATGTTATAGCTTTTTCACCCATAGGCATTTCTTCTTGGCGTGGATCAAATAAGTCAGCAGGTAATCCATCACGTAACGCACGTCTTACTTCATCAATAGCACGTACACCACTTTCTGAACTATCGGCATAGTTTGTGAGCGCACGTACCGTACCGTTATAGATCATAGCGTATTGTTGCTTTGTAAGACTACTAAGATCACCAGCCTTTATCTGTGCCATTTTCTGTGTGTCGTTAACAACACCTTGCAATGCCATAGATATGACACTGAGATCCTGACCATTTGCTATCTGGTTCTCAACATCCGTAAGCTTTCTTTCTCTGTTTTGCAGAGAGGCAATCTCAACACGACGATCAATGTCACCACGTAAGGCATATCTGTTTTGTATTTCTAACTGACGAAAACCTGATTGAAACTGCTGCTGTGCATATCTATCACGCCCTACTTTTTCAGATAACTCACGCTGTAGTTTACTTGTTTCTCGCGTCCATATTGGATCATCACCGTCAAGAACATTCCCATACAGATCTGACTTGGCAAGCTCTTCACGTCTCTCACGCAACGCCTCTTGTGCATCTAGCAACGCATTATCAAGATTGTTCTTTGTTTCCATCTTGTAGCGTGTTTCGGCGTATTCACCAATTGCAGCCAACGCAGCCTTTGCTGGCGCAGCCTTTGCCAACTCCTGTTCAGCTTCTCTAGCCACACTTCGCCTTGCACGTATAGGACGCCCCGGCATGTCTGTACTTACTCTTCCTTCTGCTCGATATACTGGTATTCTCATGTTCTTACCTCAACAAAGGACGTGGCATTGGGCGTGGGCTAGTTGTAAAGTTAGATCCTGACGCTCTTGTAGAATATTGTGGACCAGAACCGAATATTCCGCGTTGATAGCCAAGACCTGCTACTTGACCTAACCCACTTATTAGCGATGCAGTGCCTTGAGCACGCAAACTAGCAGCAGCACCACCACCTTCCATACGTGCTAACTCAGCATTAAGACGTGCGTTTTCTTGTTCGTCACTTATCTGCATGTTTGTCATTTCATTGTTAAACTCATTGACAGCCGCTTGATAATCAAACTCTCTGGCATTTATACGCAATACAGCAAGTGGTGTACCGCCACTCATATCAAAGCCAGCATAACCAAACCCGGCTCGTGCTGTACTTTGTACATCCCTTTCAAATGCAGTTCGATCTCTTACTTGGTCAATAGCAAACTGTGCATTGATAATACCGCGTTGTCTTTCAAGCAAACCAATATCGCGCTCAATCATTTCTGCGTTAAAGTTTGCCGCAGCTTGCGCTTTCTCAGCAGCTTTATCAGACGCATTTTTCTGTTTGATAGCGCCAGTTAATCCTGTGACAACTTGTATTCCTGTGCAAATAGCGCCCATAATCTACCTCACAAATCAAATGTATTCATACGTGGGAACAACGCCAATACCGTCAATGGTAGTGGTTGCGTTTGCCTCACAAAAATACGGTCATCATCTTCAAACCCACCAGGAAACTCTATCTCTTTATCTCCTGTGAACAATGGTATGGCAGTATCCATATCCATAGAACTATCTCTAAATGGTATACGATCTAAGTCAGATACACTATTACCAACTTCTACACCGACTGTTTCGAACAATCTCAATGTAATTGCATGAATACGCTTTGGTTTACCCTGACTTGTGCCGTCAACAGAACCGCTTTCAATACGTAATGTTTCTAGGTTGCTTGTAAACGCAAACCCAACAGAGGCAGTAGTTACAGAGAAATCAAGTGTAACACCGCCAGATGCAACCGTTTTGTCAGGATGGCTTGCACCGTTGGCTAGTATTGAAACACTTTCACCGGGCAAATGATATAACCCAGATAATGTGGTTGTTGCACTGCCACTATACGATAACCCACTATCCACAAAGAAAGCAGCTGTTGTATCTGCGCCAAAGTCAAATACTTTTAGCTTCTCAACATATCTTTTTGTTACGCTGTTGATTGTACGCTTCACAATCATATACAATTCATCTTCACCACTATCAGACGGCAATGTTGCAATGCTTTCAACAACAGCTTGTCCACTGTTAAATGTACCACCGATCACATGCTTATGCCACGCAACAACCTCTTCTTCACGGCGATACGTCATGCCAATAAGCGTACCATCTGTTCTTGTAGCCCACACAACACTATCTGGCTCTTGCTGATACGCAAACTGTGTTAGACCACCATCTGTGATATGCTCTGCCAATATCGTCATGTCTGGTGCGTTGTAGCCACCAGTATTTACATCTCCGACAAACTTAAACTCTCTAACCTTACGTGCGCCACGTTGCACAAACAAAGTCACATCAGCGACTTGCACAGGCTCTATCGAAGCTGATCCATAGTTAGAATACTTACGTATCAATGTTGTTGTGGGTGTTATAGGTCCATCATTTGTTGACGTAAGCACATATTCACCACCAGATGTACCAATCGTAAGCACTCTTGTTGCAGAGAGATAGCGAATAGCATTAACTTGGTTTGATGCAATGGTATAGATCAACGCATCATCAGAAGCCGTGCCAACTGTAAAGTTTGTATAGTTGCCGTTTTTGCTAAACCAGATACTTTGCGGATTATTATTTGTACCTGCGAACACAAGTCTTTGCTCAAAAAACGAAACACAACTTGGCCTATTGTCCGATCCACTTAATCCTGGTGAGGGAGATCCAGTAATAGAAAGTGTAGCGAATGTCCAATTATTGTGATCCGTTCTTGTTAAGGTGCGTATATCATATGACGGATGCACAAGATACATTGTATCCGCAGATTGAGCAAATCTAATATCAAATAAGTCAGCTTCAGAATATGGCGTTGCTACTTCAAAGATTTCTGTTGCAGTGCCGCCAGATGTGTACGTTGTAAAGCTGGTAGTATCTATGTCATTTCCAAAGAGATCTTGCAAAGAAAACGTATTAGTCGTTGAATTTGCTATTAAATAATTCCTACCATTAACCTCTGTCATACCACCCAAGCTATCAACATACACCTCGTCACCATCACTAAAACCGTGACTAGAGCTTGTGAATACACCGGGGTTTGCCTTTGTTGCGGCAGTAATCGTTTTCGCGGAAGAGTTTAAAACCTGTAGATCATTACGAAACACACGCATAATCTGATTACCAAACTCAAGAATATACGTATCGCTTGTTTTAAACTGAAACGGAATAAGCCTTGTTTTGACAGAGCTACTCTTCACCTCACCTAAATACTCAGTACCGGGGCGTCTTGTTACACCACCATGAGGCATCACCACCATATTCGTAAGATCTGATAATCCTTCACGATATTTCTCAATATTCGTTCTGCCCTCTAATCTAGGGCTTATCTCACCAGCAGTAAAAGAACTTAGGGCAGGTGCGCTTCTTGCCATTCCTAAAACCTACTCTCAATAAAATCACTTGCTTCTAGCCGTTGAGGTGCGCCCTCTGTGGCATCGTTGAACCGTGCTTCCTTAACTTCAGCCTCATACTTGGCATACATTGTCTGTACAACGCTGTTAGAACCTGTAATTGCATATGCAATGTTAGCAGCTAATCGAGCAGATAAAGCTTGTATTAAGCTTGGATCGTATTGCTGTGGATCAGTAATCTTTGCAATGTATTTTATCTTAGCTGTTCCCTCATCTGTAAGAAGCTTACGACCTTCTATTACAAATACAGGACCGCCAGAGTTGTTCGTCATATTATCTTGCGGATACGACAGAGAGCCATTGCTAAACTCTAAAACTCGTAAACAAAATGGGTCTGCTGGAAGTGCGTATTGATACGTATACCCAAAACCAGGTGCAGTGCTATCTTGTGCAAGTTCCACTCTTGTAATTAAACAATTCCAAGGGTGTGATCTAAACACCGCATCTCGCGTTCCTTCGTAAAACTGATTAACAACACGAGCTGCTTTACTGTTTTCAGAAAAGCTAGAAATGTTTGACGCTCCTAAAAGATTAAGTGCGTAGTTAGCTATATCAACCGTACTTGCCATCAACTATCTCCATGTAAAAGAAGGGGCGGCGAACCGCCCCATCCTAGTTAGTCAACCACATACTTGATGGTTAGCTCTACAGTACCAGTTCCGGCAGCGCCGCCCATAGTAACTGTGATAGCAACACCATCTTCATTGGTATTTGTCTCTGTGCCTGAGCCTAGAGCCAAAGTAGCAAGAATGTCTACCTTCTGTGCAGATGTAGACGCAGCCGCAGCCTTATATGCCGCAGCAGATGCAGATACGGCAGAACCGTCAGCGTCTGTGTGTGCAGCATAACCAACTGACAAAGTTGTAGATGAACCCATTGCATCATGTGCAAGTGATCCTTCTAGCAATCTTGCGCCATCTGGAAGAATAAACATTTCAATAACGTCACCAGACGCTAATGAAGATGCTTCGTATGTGCCATGAGCAACGCGGATACGTCCACCTAGCTCATTTGCTTTGTTCATCACGGCTGGAGTTGCTCGTGAATTAGTTCGCTGTGTCGAATAAACAGTAGCCATTTTTCAGTCTCCTTACTCGTTACAAGCAATTTCTACTACTTTTTCTTCTTCCATGCGTGTAGCACCGATAGACTGACAGTAGTAGACTTGCGTTGAATATGACTTGTCGGCTCGTTCATCAATACGTGCGGCTGGTTCTTTACCAACAGCAAGCTTAATACCATCTGACGCAAACGCAATAACCTGACGGTCACTGTTGCTGTCTGTGTTCAAACGGTTAGATACGATGAACTGAAAACCCACAAACGAGTTGATTTCACCTTGAGCCAAAGCCTTAACGGTATTGAAATCACTTGAAGTCACGGTTGTGTTGTTCAACAAATCACTGATT